CCCGAAGGCATAATCGCAGGAAACTCGACTACCTCCCACTGGTCAGACATCATGTCCTTACCCATCGCCGTCAGTAACCTGCCAGTAATGTCCTTCTTAGACCACCGGGTCTGAACAATAATAATACTGCCCCCAGGCTGAAGCCTCTGTCTAGGACCCGAAGTGTACCACTCATACGCATTGTCATAAGCAGTCGTGGACAAAGCATCCTGCTCCGAGTGCGGGTCATCAATAATCAATAAATCCGCACCTCGGCCCGTCATCGCCGCTCCTACACCCGCAGCAAAGTATTCTCCGCCCGCGTTTGTCTCCCATCGGCCCGCTGCCTGACTGTCAGCCTTTAACTCCGTATCAGGAAATACTTCCTTATATACAGGGTCAGCAATCAAATCACGAACCTTACGACCAAACCTAACAGCAAGTTCCGTGTTCATTGTGGCCTGAATGATTTTTAACTTGGGGTTCCTACCAAGAAACCAAGACGGCATGAGATAGGATGCAAATTCTGATTTAGAATGTCGGGGTGGCATGTTGACAATCAGTCTTTTCAGTTCGCCACTGGCAATCCGCTCTAGCTTTTCCGCTATGATTCTATGATGGGTCCCCTCTATGAAACCATCGTAGACATGATGGACGTAAGCCATGAATTCTTCTTGGGCACGACCTCGCATCTCAAGACGCTTGGCTTGGTCTTCAAGAAGATAAATCTCTTTTAATACCTCATCGGGTATTAGCTCTAGGGCAGCGTTGTTCTCCATGCCTCGAACGATAATATATCTGAATGAATTTATCAACCCAACGACACGACACGACTGCGAATGACTCGCATTCTCATATAAGGGGGTGGGGGGTACGCGACGGGCAAAAACTGATTACCAATTCGCCCCAGTAACCCCAAGCTAGGGGGGCTGATAACCTATAGTTGTATAAAAAAAGTTTTATTCAACCGAATTAAATGCATTTAGTGTATTGACCAACCATTAGATATGATATCTAATACCTGTATTAGACGCGAACCAGAACGGAAGGCGTCAAAAAAATGACACGGGAGAAATGTCATGTCTAAGTTAGCAGTAAAGGTTGGGCGTCCTATAACAGCCCTAAAAACAGCGAAGGCTGAATACGCTGATAAAAAAGCAGCGGCGGCTAAAGCGGCTAAAGAGTTTAAGCAGTTCGAAGAATACTGCATAGATAACGGCCTTATGGATAAAGAAGTGGAGGCTATCGTCCCTATCCTGAACCCAGCGACCGAGCGCAAAAAATACAAGCGTACATGGTCAGACGGTAAAGCAGTTTAACTCAATCTCTAACAGGGGGGCATAGTCCCCCCAGAAAGGCTAACCAATGTCATACGATAACGATTACAAGCCAGTGTTTGATGACTGGTATAAAGAATGCGATAAGATTGTTTCCGGCATTCTAGGACTGGGCGTTGAAGATTTACCTGACGCGCAATGGATGGATTACTATCACGACGATATGACTCCGTTCGAGGCAGTGGATACTGCGAACATAGATTTTTGGGACGGTCAGCTACCGCTTTAATCAAACTCTAACAGGGGGGCATAGTCCCCCCAGAAAGGGGCTAACATGCCTTTAAATTGGAACGCACAAGATGTTAAAGACTGGGATAATCTCCCAGAATATAAATTCTCTGTTATCGACTGGACTATGGTCTTGGGCCTTGGGGAGATTAAAAAAGATAACGTGGATAAATGGTGCGATAGAGCACACTTCTATCGCTTGGTAAATGGTCCTATGCTGTGGATCTCAGCGGACAGGGCCGAAGATGGTAAGGAATACCATCCGCTCGAAGACAGGGAGTTTATCCGCAAGCTTATCGGGCTTCATACCAATGCCAGTAATGTCCCACAAGCCACATGGCTAAAGCGCATGTACGAAGGCAAGGTATCCGACTGGGCATGGCTAAGAAGGAAGAAAGACTAAGGGACAGGGGGCGAAAGCCCCCTTTTCTTTTGCCCAAAATTTCCTTCGGAAATTTTGGTACAAGGCCGCAGGCCGCAGAGCGAGGTCGCAGGATGCAGGATAAATAAACCCTTTACCCATATCTAATAGTATGATAACGTAGGATAAGCCCAGCTAATGGGTACTAAACCAATAGGAGAAAAAATAATGAGTAAGTTAAATTCTGATTTATGGAAGCACGCCCATAAAGCTGGGCAGTTAGCCTCTGAGCTAGAAGAAATGATGGGGATGGCAGAGCATGTATGCCGCGAGGATAGCGATATCCCCCAAGAATTATGGCAAGAGGTGGAAGATGCCGAAGCCGAAGCGCAAAACGTAAACAATGTCATCAATGAGCTAGTCGAAAAGCTGGCAATATATGGGGGGTTTGCATCATGAGCGGCATCTATCATCACTATTTAAAGGGTATCGGCCTAGCCGATACCCGTATCGATAGAATCCGCGAGGCAGTGGATAGCCTTCATGCCGCGGTTGGGTACTTGGATTTAGAAAACAGGCGCAAGCTCCGCGAAGCTTGCCCGTGGATTTTTGACACTGTCCAGCAATATGCGGACATGGAGCGCGGTTTAAATCGCTATGATGATTAGAGAGTTATCTCCCAGAGCAAGGCCGGATTATTCCGGCCTTGTTTTGTTTGGCCTTCATATAATAGAGCGAGGCCGCAGGCCGCAGGTCGCAGGTTTATATAAAGCTTGCAGTTTGTTTAAAGATTAGATAAAATAAGATAACCATAATCAATAGGAGAAAAAACCAATGGTTGCTATGTTATCAAAACCAAAAAAGATGCCAGGCGACAGCTTCAATATAAGCGCGTTCGGTTGTGTTACTGGTCAAAAACTAGCCAAGATAGAGGGTAGCGTTTGCCATGACTGCTACGCTATGAAAGGCGCTTACCCGTGGCCTGTAGTCCAGAACGCCATGCAAGCAAGGCTGGATTTCTTAAACTCCGAAAGCTTTGTTCCGAATATGGCAGCCCTACTTAATAAATCGCGCAAGGATACAATGCGCTGGTTTGATAGCGGTGACGTGCGGACAGTCGCGCATTGCCTAAAAATTATTGCAGTCGCCAAGCTAACGCCTAACAAAAAGCATTGGATACCAACCAAAGAACGCAAGCTATGGCAGCAAGCCTTACAAATGGAAAGCCTACCAGCTAACGCGGTCGTTAGATATAGCGCGACCATGGTCGACGACGCGCCGCCCGAGTCATGGGAAAATTCAAGCGCGGTTGTTACTGATATTCAAAAAGCAATCGGCAAGTTATGCGAAGCATACCGCACAAAGAAAAACGGCGATATGATAACCCATGATGAATACAAGGCCGCAAAGAAAGACAAAACACTAGGCAAGTTAAACCTTGGCTATTGTGGCAATTGCCGCGCTTGCTGGTCGCCAGAAGTCAAAACCGTATCCTACCCCAAACACTAAAACAAACACCGACCAGGCTAGCTCTTGACGTTAGCCTGGCATTTCCTTAAACTTTCTCTAACATGGTAGTTTTCTCCCAAACTAAGAGGCGCAGGCGCAGGTCGCAGGCGTCTCTCTTTTTATATAGACCAGAGGTCGCAGGCCGCAGGTCGCAGAGCCAAGGCGCAAGCTGCTAGATTACCCGACCATAAGGCCGCAGGTCGCAGGTCATCGAACCGCGAACCTTGGATCTGGGGCGCAATACCACCCTCAAATAAAAAAGCAAGCCTCTCCGTGGGCGTGTAACCAAGAATAAAACTTACACCACCACAGCGAGAATGACTGGTATGCCATGCAATCTGTGATGGTCTGATATCTATTCGATTATTTTTTATTATTTTTAATTCTACCCAAATAGGCACACCATCTATGCAGATATAGCAGTCGGGCATCCCCTCAGATACGCGGTTTTCAATCCGTTGGGCATGACTCTTTTTCGGTAGGTGTTGCCTGAACGAGTTCCAAAGTTTCTTCTCTGTCATCTGCTGGCGTGACATTCTTTATTTCCCCCTCGATAAAAGCATTAGGATATGATTTACGCAATTCTGCTAGCCGCGCCACAATGTCTTGCTTGCTCATGTTGTCAAGCTGGTGGACGTGGGTTGCCTCTCGTCTGTCTATAGTCAGACCGCCAAGGGCAGAACGTATCTTCTCAGCGTTTATAGCGGCAGAGAATTGCCCCGACTCTTCCGCCCCTCTTGAAAGCTCATCTAATCTTTTAAGCTGGTTAATAAGGGTGACGCCATACCTTCGCTCTGCTTCCTGTCTGAGTTCTTTTATCAGTTCCACAACTTCGGGAAAGTCATGCCCATTGAGAAGCTTTGACGCCTGTACGTTGGCAGATTTATCC